ACCTGTGTAGATGGGAATGCAGTTGAGTAGTTACCTGGACCAAATCCAAGATACTCAAACGTGTGACCTGATGCTCTAAGAATAGAGTATCTTCGTAACTCACATAGTAGAGGTTGAACTGAGTTGTCAGCATTTAATTTCAATGCTATCTTTCTTTCCTCAGCATCACCTAATCTAGCAGTAACACTAATACCATTCAATACGTTAGATGTAGTGTTATAACCTAAGTTATTCTCTGACTCCAATAGGAAGAACTGTGATGTCTCCTTAGTAAGAGATCTCTGCTTATCCTCATTAGGAGTAGGAGATGCACCGTCAGTAGTACTAACAACACCAAGCACTTCATTACTTGCTATTGAAACTGCTGCTGCTGGGTCTGCTACTGGGTTATCTCTGTCAAATGCAGGGTATAAGTCTACAACTGCCTGAGAGAATGCGAAGTCATTAAAGTTAGACGTTGATGGTGATACTGAAGCATTCAATAATGTCATATAGTATACTCCATCAGTCACACCCTTAACGAATGTTTGATATGTCTCTACAGCGTATATGTAATAAGCTTTGGCAAATGCGGGACTATTAGTTTCGCTAGATCGTGGTTGGATAACAAAACCTGTAATAGGTGCTCTGGGTACAGGGAAGGCATCCTTGTCCAATACATAGCGGTACCTGTAAATCCTATCAACCAAGTTTCTAGCATCGGGTACCCTCCTTATGAATGTAGTAGGTGTGAATCCTAAGTTCTGGTAGATACTGTTTGCTTGTAGTGTTGTGTATATGGTATTAGCGGATCCATCTACCTGTAGATACCACTGACTGTTAACACTATCCCACTGAATTGGTGAATCATCATCACCTGCCTTAGTACCTGTTACTGTAGGTCCTGAAGGACTAATATCAGCATAGTGTGTAGTAGGTTCTGAAGCACCACTGGCAATTAAGAGCACATATAGGCGATCTGGGGTGTTAACGTCATCACGTCTAGCACCAATGGTATAGCCTTGGACTTTTGCTGGTGGTTTGCCAGTTTCTACTGTATAACCATATAAGAATAATTTTGTCGGGTCTGCAACACTCTTAGTTTTATTAATATCAATAGTAACCCAGTTGATTGAAATCTCTGATACATCACTGAGTGACTTTGGTGGGATTACATGTGTAATTTGCCCTGCTTTATCTTTCGTAAATGCTGCTGCCTTAAATCCTTTAGATCGGAGAGAAGTGTTACCAAAGTTTGAGTTTGAGTTGGTAATTGAGAGATCTCCTCCTGAGTCAGAGAAGAAATGGTCTCCAAATCCGACTGCGAAAACGGATACGACTTGGATGAACGCATCGTTACTTGCGTAGATGTGCCTGTGCCTCCAACCCTTTCGGTATTGGGCAAGTCCATTAATGTGAGCACCAGAGCCCGAAGCCTGGGGTTCATATGCTCCAGTAGTTTGGTTGTATAAGACGAATGCTCTATCATCTTTCTGAAGGGATATGCCAGTAAACTGGGCAACAACCATTGACTTGAAACCTGTTGCTTCGGCACCATCAGCATGCATGCCATTGATACCCCAAACTGATCTCAACGAACAGTTAAAGACATAAGGTGAAGCAGAGTCAACTGTATCAATCTCGACCTTGACTAGTACGTTGTTACCGAGTGCGTTACCTGATGGCTCGGAAGACATCTGGTAAGTAAATTGGTTACCTTGTGCTGACGTTACAAGGAAACTACCATTATATAATAGTGCGTCTTGGTCAGTAGGACCAGTAACACCAGATATGTTAACAGCAACACCAACTGAGAATCCATGATTCTTAGGGTTACCTAACTCATCCACTGTAAATGCTGTTGCAGTTTGACCGTTTCTGATAATCTGTGAGACAGCGAATTCATCAGAAATTGGACCAACAATTCTGTTTTCCTCAACCCTTAACTGCATTTGGTCTTGAGAAACTATACCAGAGGTATCAGGGATAACTGCGTAACCTTTTGATATCTTCTGATAATATAATTCTAGATCTTCTACGTTAGCAAACTCAAAACAGGTGAGTTTATGATGTGAGAAGTTAGGTGCAATCTGTGCTAAGTCATCACGATAGTATACACCAGTGTTGTCACCATCAAAGAATGACATCTGCCAGAAATAGCATCCACCAGTTAGTTTGAATATACCAGCAGGGACAGGTTCGTTAGCAGCAGTTATTCCCAGTGATCCTTGTACTGTAGGATAAGGAACATACTTAGGAACAATTTTCGTTCTTCGTAGGTCAGATCCGACGACAGACACACCCCTTGGTGCGATAATGCCACCACGAGTCGAATTGAATTTATAAAGTTCGTTGGAAGCGGATGTGAGGTCAAAGTTAGTATTCTCATTAAATGGTTGGATCTGGTTATAGTCTGCTATACCAGGTCTGTTGTCAACAACATACTCTGAAGGATATAGGTATATACTGAATGCGTCGAATTCGTCGTTTGAAAGACCAACTCTGTATGAAAATCTTGCTACTTCAAGGAAAGCACGTTGTAACGTCTTAAAGGGACGCAATGCTGAGTTACCTCGGTTATCATAAGCATCCGATGCATCAAAGTCGTCGGGGTTGACGTATATAATACGACCAGTCCTCGACGTTATGATATTTTTAAGACGTGTTAGTGCCATCTAATGAAACCCTTATTCAGTTATTTATTTGTGGTCTAACCACCTGATTGTATCTTGGTCATGTTGACTACTGTATAGTCATCACTTGTTGTTTCAAATCCATTAAGGACGTAACTAATATCACCTGCTGAAGAATAAACAAGTAGATTCTGACCAGGACCCACTATGATTGAACTATTCTTATCTGTAATGTTGGCAGCAACTGCCTTACCATAGAAGAAGTAATCTTCTGTTGAATAAACTTCTGTCTGATCTGTGTGAATTGCTGTGCTGATTGTATTAACATCAAATGTCAATGCAGCACCACCACCTCCTCCTAACTGGGAGTCATTAACTGTAAGAGTATCGGATCCAGCATGACCATATCCACCATTTAATAGTGTGATAGTCGCTGCACCTGATCCATCTACCACAATAGTGACCTTGGTAGTTGCTATATCTCCAGATCCACCTGTTGAATTAGGTGAAATGTTTGTGTATGTACCAGCACTACGAGATGCGTCAGCACCACCAATATTATTAATGGTGAGTGCCTTACCAGTCCTTGCTGTTGTAAGGTGACGTACTCCATTATTTAATGTAGGTGTATCATAGAATGCATCATTAGCAGCAAATGCTTCTGATCCTTCTCCAATAGTTACCTTCAAATGACATGATGCTGGATACCAATCTTGGACATATCCAAAAGGTCCAACTGTAATACCACTCTGCTGAATAGTCTGAGTAGTAGCAGATATAGTAAATGTATCCGCAGCAGCAAGTACTTCACCCTTCACGTCATAGATGTATATCTCATTATATGATGGGTTGTCGTTAACATTTGCAACGAAACCAATACCAGTTGTAGATCCAGCAGGGGATCCATCTGCGTATACGTTTAAGTTTGCCTGTGTATCAGCAGTAATATCAATACTTGTGTATGCTCCACTTGAACCAGCAGTACCTACCTTGCTGACTCCAGCAGTATATTCAGTACCTGATCCATTTGTACCTTCAGGATCATCTCCAGAGAATTTCAATGGATAGTTAGTACAAGTAGAATCTTCTAGGTTATACTTGTATGTCCTATTCAAGTCATATGTGTTAATAGTCTGAATGATATGATCTGTTGCTCCAACACTAGTAGTTGATAAAACATACTTTGTATCGATAGTTGCACCCTGTGCAGTGTTAAAGTTTAAAGCAACAGTGGCATTAGATTGAGATCCAGTTACAGTCTCACCCTCACTAAAATAGTTTAAGAGATAAATTCCGTTATCTGTTAGAAGAGTTACGTTAACACCATCGTTGTGATCAACGTCAGTTGTACCATAACGTCCTCTTACAACACTAAGGTCGTTACCATTAACTTCACTGATCTGCATCAATTCGTTATCAACGATGACGATAGATCCAGAAGTAAATCCAGTAGAGTTAGCAACAGTTAATACATTATCACCAGCAACATAAGTTGCACCCTCAGCGATAGTTGATACAGTAGCAGAAGCAGACCAAGCATTAATCTGACTACCAGCAGGAATGGCAGCAGCAGTAGATCCTAGTTGTCCTCTTGATAACTGTAAAACATTAGTCGTTGTATTAATACCAGAAGAGTTGATACTCATTACTTCACCATCTTGCAATGTTGCAAGGTTTGTACCAACACCTGTAAGATACATACCATCTGCAAGACCTGTTGTCCTTGAGATGTTTACTGTAGTACCACCAGCAGCAATTTCTGCGTATTCTGTCCATACAGCGATGGTAGCATTCATTCCCCTGAATGTTGCTGTGAAACCTGAAGTTGCTCCAGTTAGTGTCTCACCACCTATTAATGTACCAGCAAGGTTGTCTCCATCAATTGCAGTACCACTGATAGGTAATACTTTTACAAAGTAATCTACGTCATTAGTAGGTTTAAATACATCTAATATGGTAGCAGTAGCACCATTAGTAGTTGTAAATGTAGTACCTGGGATTGCTGCTGAGTCTTGGAATCCAGGTTCCACGTTAATCTTGTATGCTGATATGGGGTTACCCTTAGCAAACTTATATGCGGATGTATTTAATCCATCCAAATGTAGCACTTGTTCGTAGTCACGAAGTGCTGCTCTATATGAAACACCACTACCTGATTGGTTGCAAACATTTAATACTGTGCTTGCACTCTTATCAATGGGTGTCCTATACAGAACCGTATTTGTAGTTGCACCAGGCTTGCTGGCGGCTAATCTTCCTGCTGTCATCTTACCATCCAGACATAAAGTGTGATTGTATTCTTAGTTGTCCTCCAAGGACAGGGGCTGCGAGTGCTCCACCGAATGTAATAGCAACTTCACTAATGTTGTTAGTAGAAAGTAATGTTGCATCGGCATTTGGGAATTGAATAGTAACAGCATTATCGATGTTACTAGTGTCAATCGAGACTATTCCGTTAAGATCGTCTGGATTATTTATCTTCATCAATTCCAACGTTTTATTAGTCAGAGTCTGAGTCTTCTTCTCTGAAACTAACATGTTGGGATCAGATCCATTATTTAACGGAGCTGTTACCTCGTTATCTGGGAAACTAAAGACGTATGTCTGGTTATCCTCTATATTAGATAGATCGAATTGGATCTTTCTACCTTCTCCATCTGTAACGTCAGTGTCACAGAATACTGCACCTTTAAAGACTTTATTAGATACAGTCTGAGCTGATGCCTCACCAACTACCTTAATGTTAAGATCGGGCCAAATAACAGTACGATCCTGAGATAATTGTGAAGAATCAAATATTACATACTTGGTAGGGTTATTCTCATCATTTGAAGGTGTGTTTGAGAATGTTGGGTTAACCAAGTTTTTATTGAAGACATTCTGCTCAGTAATGTCATCAAGTAGCGTAGATTGTGTATTAGCAGCACCAAAGTCAGGTAGTTTGTATGTGTGAGAACCTGGTGATTCCCATGCATCAGTCTCAAACTTAGCAATCTTTGATGTATCTGTAGATCCAGTAATCTGTAACTCACTGTCCTTAATAAGGATAGTCTTGTTAGTTAGAGTCTGGAATGTGTCATTAGCAACAATAGTAGTACTTGTGTTAGTACCTACATTAGGTAAGTCAAAACGACGTGTACCTGACTGCGTAGATATAGTATCTACGTTGAAATGTGCTCTCTTAGCAGGGTTTTGGTCACCTGAAAGATAGAACTGTGCGTCAGTTTGAATTAAATCACCGTTAACAGTAAGATATCCACTACCTTGTGGAGTGAATTCTATACTAGAAACTGCCGATGCAGTATCAATCGCTCTAATAATTAGAGTGCTTGATCCATCGGTATTTGCTCTTCTACTATTATAGAGTGATGCACTACCAAAAGTAATACCTATTTCATCTACTGCTGACTGGTATATACCGCTATCACGGTCTAAGTCAAAAGCTAGTCCTGGCTGGGTCGCTGTTCCTGCACTAAGACCACGAAACAGTTGGTTTATCTTTGCCTTCCTGTTTGGGATTAGTGGGTCGGAAATAACGATAGGCAGAATAGCTTCACCAGTTACCAATCCATCTGCAATAGTTTCTAACTGGGATATTCGTTTAGTTGCCACGAAATTTCAACACAATTTGCTACAGTTTTATTTATACGACTTACGGGCTACCGTTTTCACTAGGTATAACCTCGTAGGCATTTATATTTGTTAAGTAAATAATGGTATTTGTTGATACCAACATATAAATAGTGGTAGAATTAGGATAAACAAGATGAATTGAAACCTCTTTTGTTATTTTCCCCTATTCGATTGTCCTATGCATAACCTTAGACCGCAAAATCAATTAGCTGAGTGGAAGCACTCTTCAGACCGTTGCTTAAACACATCACAAGATGAATTAATCGATGATTACTTCTCTTGTCTTATTGAGAGTGACACATATGAGCAAGAACGACTCTGTAGAGATTTGCTCTGTTAACTCTGGAGTGTTTTCATCTTTTTCAATCTGCAATAGCGGCTATCGTTATGCGTAGACAAAAACCCCCGAAAGGGGGTTTTTATTGTTCATCTTTAGGTGGAAAACATGCTGGATCAGTATGTGCTATCACAACCCTGACTATTTCTAATTGCTCAGATCTATTAGGATTATTTCTTGCAGAGTCTATAAGTTCAGCAGCATGCTCACAATCAAGTGGTGCACCGATGGCTATTAAACTAAGAAGAATGTGGTACATTATATTACCATATCACTTTCATTATAGTCAGGACCAGTACCTGGTCTTGGTATAAGTGGTAAATAAAATCCACGTGGTTTCTTAGGTTCTTGTAATATTTCTACAGTTTCGTCAAGTAGTCTGTTAAATGATTCGGCCATACGACGAAATCCTTCACCAACGTAAATTTGACCTGCAAAAACTGAGACAGTGCATGCACCCCAAAAGATGTAGTACCATCTACTCTTCACTTGGGCTCTGAGTTTCTCCCTCTTCAGTTTTGACTTTAGTGCCATCTTTATTCATATTATTTACTATTCTATCATAATCCTCAGCACTGTCAACTATGGACCTTTTTAACTCTTCTAGTGACCATTCAGATTGCATCTAAATCTTTACCAGGTTTCCTATTATTTATCTCTGGTATGGGAAATGCTTTAGATCTCGAAATAGTTGCTTGATAATCAGCATCGAATATTTCTAGTCCTTTATCAGTAAGAATGTGGTTATACATTCCTTCAAATATCTTAGGTGGCATGGTAACTATATGTGCACCATTCCAGAATGATCTTGATACTTTATATACGTCACGAATAGATGCTGCAAGTATCTGAGTCTTAACTCCTTGCACTCTATATACTTCGCTTATTGATCTGACAACCTCCAACCCAGCAACGCTATTATCGTCCAACCTCCCAATAAAAGGACTGACGTACGTAGCACCTGCCTTTGAAGCAAGGATAGCCTGAGCTGCATTAAAAATAAGCGTAACATTTACTTTAACTCCATCATCTGATAATACTTTACATGCTTTCAGTCCTTCTGGGGTGCATGGCACCTTAACTGTACACACGTAGGGGAATTCCTTAGAGAGTCTTCTACCCTCTCCTATCATATCCTCCACTACTTCCATACTAATGTCAGGTATACCTGCCATTGCTAACTCACGATAGACATCCTCTGGATCTCTACCACTCTTACGAATAAGAGATGGGTTAGTTGTAACTCCATCAATCAAACCAGTCTCAAAATGTTTGAGAATAGTTGGGACATCAGCAGTATCTAAAAAAATCTTCACTCGGGAACCTCTTCATAATTTTCAATAAAATCTTCTACTGTAAACAGTAGTGGATGACATAATTCAGATATAAGATACTGAGAGTACCTATACATGTCCTCCATTGTGTAACTTTGATTACTAGCAGCTTCCTGCTGTATCTCTTCGATTGCCATTGGTGCTGGCAATTCATCAAAGGTGAAAGGGATACCTTGAACATACCACATGTCAACTACTTTGTCATTCAAATAACAGTAATTCCTAGTAATACGTCCTTTCATTACAGACCCTGTGTCATTTCCCTCAATGCTCCGTCCACAAATGCTCGTGTTCCCACTGGATCAGGGACAAACTCATCAGGGTTTGGTATATTTAGCTCTGGTTTCTCTGGGTCTTGAGCAACAGATGCTACAGGTGATATAATACAGACGATACCATTGACTGTAGTTACCTTTAATGTATTTCCTTTCTCCACTAATCTAAGTGAGAAGGGTACATTCTCTTGAAATTCTTCTTGTGTTAAATTTATGATGTTCATAGGTATGTGATCTGCTCTTCGGGTACCATCTCTCGGAAGTGCTTCAAGGTCTCAGTGAAACCATCCACTCCGTCTGGACTGAATTCCCATGTTACGATCTCATCATAACCTTCATTATCCATAATTTTAACTTCTCGTTTTGCAACGTTCACCCAGATATGCTCTAGATAAGTTTCGTTGTCACCTGTGATTTTTGCCATAGTAAGGGTCTACTTGGATTCAGTATACACTAGTTTAGCAGAACTGGCAAGCCAAAGACCTGACAAGGTCCAGCTGCACAACCGACTGCCATGTAACCATTGTTGACGACGTATGCTCCTAGACCATTGTTACACTGGTTAATAATAGCACCCTGTGGGACAAACTCTGCAATGACACCAGTAGGTGCTGAGATAAACGTCGCATGGAATGCATTGGTACTACCAGCAAGAATGTCTGCCATACTACTAGGCATTTGCTGACCCACTGAGATCCTAACCTGTGTTGGTGGTGCAACACCTGGGAATGGTAAGTCTGTAGTAATATCAACGATACAACCCTTAACCATAGAGAATTGTCCAGTCAAGGAAGTTGCAGTCATATTGAATAGTGCAATAAACTCAAATCTACCTGAGTTTAAGAATGATGATATCCAGTTGGCCTGTTGTATAATTTCACCGTCCGCAACCGATTCAATAGTATTACCTTCTATCTTGACGTTTTGTGAGTTAATCATCAACGATTCAATAGCAGCATAACTTGTCTTCGCTGCTTGTACCTTCAACTCACCACTAACTGCGATGTCTCTGTCACCCTCAAATCTTTCAGAAGATTTCTGCTCAGTTGAATCTTGTAGACCTCCTGATAACTGAGGTCCAAACTGTGTCCTACCCATATGGTCAGCACCAGGATCGAATGGTATCTCCTCTACTGGATAGAAACCACCTAGATTCTCTTTCTTTAGTACCCTATCCCTTGATTTCTGACCATACATTGCTATGTCTTGTGCCTGTGATACCACATCAGCAGATACTGTACCTTGAGTAACATTAGTATCAACTGCTGCCATAGCAGCACCAGTACCAGTAAGATCTGGTGAACTAGAGGATCCTTCTGCCTCTGACTGTGGACCTTGAGAGTAGTGACCATTCCATGATCCTGCTACCTCTTGGTGCATGTTACCCATGACCTTAACATAGAAGTCACCCTCTACTGTTAAACAATAGTTACCTTTAATATTCTCGCACTTATCCTTAGCAATGATCTTAGTCTCATTGTTAGGTACATTCCAGTGAACATTACCAAACTTATCTTCAAAACTACTAACACCACCAGGTCCAGTTACTACTCTCTTCTCTTTCTTAGGAGTAGCATCATCTATAATTCTAGTACCACTAAGGTGACTGGTAACCTGCATCAGATATGGATTAGTATCCTTAAACATCTGATCAATATAACTACCCATCTCACCTGATGAGGTAGGAGTAGCAGACATATTTAATGACGTTAAATCTGCCCCTGATTCCTTATTAATAAGGTCATCTACATTTGCATAGGGAGTACCTTTAATAGCATCTTCTATGTTGTCACACTCGGTGGATCCTATCAGTGGGAACCACCCTTTGGACTTCGGCCTCTTTATCTTCCTGTTACAACTCTTTTTAAATAGTGCTCCTAGTATTGCCATAAGGATTTGAAGGAGACTACCCCAGTCTAGTGAGGTGAAATCAAATTCAAATATACTCTGCACGGTCTCACCCAGTGCCATTGCCTTACCTAGCATTCCTTTGGCAGTGCTGATAGCAGAGATAACATCACCAGCAACGTCCTTAACACGATTCATTGCTCCAGTGATACCCTCAAGTATACGGTTGCTTACTCCTTTAACAGCAGAGTCAATCTTCTGACCTAATTTAGACGTAGCTATCTTATCTATTGCAAGGCTCGCCATTTGGTTAGCGAAGTTCGCCGTATCACTCAGTGCTCCCTTCACCAGTCCTAACCACATTGGTGTCTTAGCACAGAATAGTGCAAAGATCTGATCCAAGAATGACATTAGTAGGTTAACAACTATCAGTGGTACGAATGAAGATATAATCTTCACTAACATTCCTACAACCTCAGCAATTAACTTTGCCATCACCTCTTTCAAAGGTGCAAGAATACCTGCTATACCACCAGAGAGGAAGTTCATTGTCTTCCCTAGGTGCTCTCTAATCTTATCTCCTGCAATAGTCTTACCACTAATTAAGGATATCAATCCATTCTCAGCTCTACCTAATGCTGCTGACATATTACCTAATTCAGTCAGCATTCTCTTTAAATCTTTCTCAAATCCACCACCAGCAGGTCCAGCAACACCATCACCAATACCCATCATCTCAGTAGGCGGTTTAATACTATTTGTTACAGAGTTACCAGGTGTAACTGCCTCTGCCATATTAATACCACCACCTCTTGCTTCCTCTTGTGCTCCTTCTAAAGATGCAGGTGTATTCTCATTCTTAGGGAATGAGTTACCAGACATTGCATTAACATTAGTAAGGTCAGTCTGTTGTGGTGTATCAGTCTGTAATTCTACAGCAGCAGTAGCATCAGCAATAGTTGTGGCACCATCAGATTTTTCTTGTGCAAATCCTCTGAATGCACCCATAACAACTGGTAGTTGTGCTTCTTCACCATCAAGGAAGAAACCTAATACCCATGCTCCTGGTTGTAATTCTGTTGTGGTACCTGCCGCCTTGGTTTGTGGTTGGTCAGTTGGTAGTAATACTGTTGCCCAAGGTAATATCTCTGGTGGGACTTCTTTTAAATATGCCTGTCCTTCTCTGTTACCAGTATACCAACCAAGGATACGCACCTTAATACGACCCAGCTCAGCAGGATCTCGAATCTCTTCGACTTCTCCTACCCACCAAGTAAATGTATCTCTTCCAAGATAGTCGGTACGTACGCCCATAGTATATTAATTGTTTCTTTTATTTATCAAGTCTTTCAAAGAGAAATTCACCTTCTTCAGGTGGCTTGCCCCATCGAAAGTCTCCAGTCTTTAGATCATAACCAGTATCTATAGCACGATACCTGAGTCCATCGAATCTTATTCTTGAGTCCATCCTTGTATCACCTTGGATGCATTCTCCATCAGTATTACCATTCCACCAAACTCCATCCCAGTTCCAAATGAAAGGACAACTAGGAGTATTGGTGATAAGATTAGTAGTTTTAGTATAGACGATGTTTTCATCCATCTTTGCCCACTGATATTCAATATGATTATATGGATCATCTTCTCCCTTATACTTATACCATGACTTAACATGTAATCTACCGTATTCAGGTTCAGTTATTCTTATATCTATCTGAGGCCACTGTGAGGGATTAGAGAATGCCTGATTTCTATTCCTATAGTGACCTACTACTTCATTAAATAGCATTCGTATTCACTGGATCAATATTTTTCCAAGTATATGGATCTATAATAGCAAATTCATTATTATGTTTACTATTAGATGATGTAACTATTATATCATATGATATAGAATATCGGGGAGTTATACCATGATACCTTTCTACCTCATGCTCTATGTGAGATGGGAATATGAATAGTCTACCCTCCTCAGGTACGTATAGTGTGTCACTATAAGTAAGGTCATTTAATTCTTCTGGATGCACAGGCATATGCCTAGGATTAGGTGAATGGAATTTAAGTTTACCTCCATTCAAAGGATTAGATGACTGAGGATAATATACTACAGATAATACTGAGTTTGGATGTGTATGTCTGAATATATCTCCTCCCTGTTTTATAATCACAGGCCATGCCTTAGATGCGTAGATTGAAATCTTATCTACATCAACATTAAAAGCACTAAGAAATTTCTTACAATGAAAAGAGACCTCAGTGTTTAACCAATGAAATCTCGAATCATTGAACAGTTGATAATTCTGATGAATGTCACCAGAATATCTACCGTCCTTTATGTCTGTTTCATGATGTATACTATCAAAATACTCGATCATTCGATCTTTAGTATGTTGAGTAGGTTTTAAGTCTTCATGATATATTGCGGTTGGAAACCAAAGATCAATCGTCATAAACTAAGCATTCGGGTTCATCTGGATGCTGATCACAAAATAGTTCCAGTGCATTTGGATCATGGTGATCACCAGCATCTATCTCTGCTTTATGGTGGTCAGCATAATCTATAAGGTCGTGCAACTCTTCTTTAAAGTGACGACGAGCAGCAGGATTAGTTAGAGGATCATCAAGAATCTCTTTATCATGCTGTATGTGTTGCTCTATAGTTGTCATAGTTCCTATTGAGAGTGTGTAGTTATTTATGTTATATTCTTCGGTATCGAGTCTCTAATTAGGTATAATTTGGTAGTCATGCCTACTCTTTGGTAGATATGTGTTAGTCCCGCAATAATAAACTTACCACTGAACTTCCTATCCATTAAAACTGTGTCACCTTCCTGTGTAGAAGAAGGGATCTTTATATCAATTACATTACCTGCTGTTAATGCTGTATTACCAGCGACAGTTATATTCAACTTGATTGCCTTGAATAAATTATACCTTGCTGCTGCATATTGTGCAACTGCCATGACATCAACATTAGAGTTTGTTCCGTTATTCACATTTCCAGTACTAGTTTGATGAGTTGCACCAGGTAATGCTCTTATCTTCATCCTAGTAGGTTGTGCCTTCTCTATATCAAAGAATGCTGGCATAACAAATGGTGGTTGTGATTGTCTACCTTTACCATCTATACCATCTACCACCTTATCTGCCTTACCAAATACCATATTAAATGTGAGTACCTTAAGATCACTGATGGTACCACTAGGTACATGTGAAAGTCCAGTCCCTGAAACCACACCACCTTCACTGGTGACAGCATCCACTGACTCTTCTGCATCTGCTTCATCCTTAGCACCAGAGACAGGTGTATAACTATCCTTCTGTACTCCCATTGATATACCTATAGCAGATGTCTTATAAGTACCCATCCTCATGTTAGATAAATGATTTGCTTTATCAGGATATGTTACTGACTCAATAGCATACCTTTGATCTGCTCCTTCCTGAGCACCCTGAACATAAGTGTATGTGTAGACACCATTCCTAGTTGCCTCACCCTTAGCAATACTATCAATAGATCTAAAATTAAATCCATTTCTATTTGACCAGAATAGGAATCCAGACTGTTTATTACTACCACTACTACCAGTAAGTCTAGTTACCTTATCAGATAAGAAGTGAATAGCATCACTGGGTTTCCAACTACATGCTATGAATGTATATTTGGAATGACTCTCAAAATTAAACTTGTTTGCCTTCTTAGTTCCAGCAGTATCAAGATAATTATCACAAATATACTTTGGTACATTGTCAGCATCAATAGACTTCTCTCCAGGTCCAAATGCTTTAAAGATCTTATTACCCTCATCCTTATACATCTCTGGAGATACACAATGTAAGACATATAACTGTCCTCTCTCAGTCTTAGATACACTACCAATCTTATATACTGTTAACTCAGTATCTAAGTAATCCTTTCTAAGAGAAGTACCAGTTAGTATCTTAATAGTAACTTTCTCACCACCCTGTAAATTCTTATTCCAGTCAATAGCATCTAATATACTGATATCACATCTCAAGAAAGAAGACTCAATAGATTCATGGTATTGAAATTCCAATACCATCTCAGTCATATCATATACTGTGCTACCATCTGCTGTCTCTAGTTGTAACTTCTGAATCTCAAAGTCTCTAGCATTATCTTTATCGAACGTGCCTGATCCATCACCCTCTGTTATACCATAGGTGATAGACTCCCATGTCTGAGCAATATTATTAACTATTTCTACTACTGACATTTACATAAACTCCACAGGATCTGTCATAAACTCATTGATAATACCAAACTTAGGATAGATATACTTATCAGCATCATGGTGCTCCTTACCAGGAACAATGATAGGGTTATCACTTGAAGCATCAATACTACTTCCTACTTCTGCTGTCTCTCCATTTATAACAACAGTAGAAGAACTATCTTGAAGAGCATTCTTCAACTTCTCATATCTTACTTGCTGCTCTTTCTGTTTTGAATCTTCTAACTTCTGACCTATATTATCCTTTAATCTTCTAGCACCATCAAGCATGCTACCACGTTGATCAAAGTCAGTCAGACCCATAGTCATATGATCAGCAGCACCTGCTAACCATCTCCATATACCTTGTGGTTTAGTATCATCCTTTGATTCTCCACCTTTCTCATAAGAGTGTAGATGTTTTACTTTATACTCACCACCAGCAGCAAATGGAGTACTGTAACCTGCTCTCTTTGCTTGCTTTAATCGTCTAGATGTTAGACCCTTATCACTCCTAGTAGCAGGAGTATCAAATGGAACAATATATTGTCCACCAGATGCCTTCTTATTTCCTACCCACTCAAGACCATGACCTATAAATGCTGGTGTAATACCATTTAATGTTACTGGATACCCTGACTGAGGACCATTGATCCAACCACCTTTAGCTTTCTTAGGTAATTCTCCACCAGCTGCCTTTGGGGGATTCTCCGAGGGCTGCTCCATCTGCATCTGTCTGAATTTCTCCCGACTTTCTATTACTGCTTCTTTCCAACCTTCATCACCTTTCTTAAGTGTTTTGCCATCTTTTGTAACCCTAACATCATCATAAGTACCAGCTTCAAACGGATCAGTAGTAGAATAGTGGGTAGTTTTAGTACCATCCTCTTTCTTATCCCCATTTCCCGTACCAGGATCCTCCCCTTTCTCACCACCTGTAAAGAGTTTAAGGACTGCGGTTAATGCTTTCATCCCTAAGAATAGAGGCCAGAATAGTACCTTAAATCCAATACCTAAAATCTTAGTGATGATAGGCATATGAGGTTCTACTGCATCAAGAATTCCACTTAGGAATTTTCCAAGAGTACTAAAGAATTCCTCCAATGGTTCCTTTATCTCTTTAATAACACCATTAAATGTATCACCAATCATCTTAAAGAAATCACCTATAGGTTTAACAATAGGTTCTATAAGACCACCAATCGCCTTACCTACCTTACCACCTGCCAAACCACCAACAAGACCACCAATAGCAGCACCTCCAGGTCCACCAAGCATTCCACCAACTTTAGCACCAAGTGCCTGACCACCAGCAGCACCTACACCAGCACCTGCTGCTTCAGCATTACTACCACCTTCACCTTTTACTGCTGTAAATGCCAAGGCACCAGCACCTAATCCAGTAGCAATCTTACCTACTTTACTACCAAACCAGTTGCCTTTACCACCTTTTAATTTCTTAAGTTTAAAGTCTCTAAACTTTTGGTCTTTACTTTGGAATCCAAATAGTCTCCTCAGACCTCCTACTATACCTCCTATTACCTTCTTAGCACCATCAAGCATCAGCTTAGGATTCTTCAAGAATAGCATGGTACCAAATATAGGTACCGCACCAAGAACAAACTTGATTGCACCAAAGAATCCTTTCAAACTAATAGGATTCTCCAAGAAAGAGACAAGTCCATCAAGTGCCATTCCACCTAGGAATGAATACACATTGAATACAAACTTACCTATACCACCCAGTATCATCCCTAATTTTGCTACTGTCTTAGGATTCTTTGCTATCCATTCAAATATCTTGAACTTAACCAAGGCAAGATATACACCAAAGAATTGAAAAAGAGCACCAAAGATACCACCAGCTGCTTTCTTAGTTGCACCAATAACACCCTCACCAAATCCTGCTTTCTTACCCTTCTTCTTCTCTGCCTTATCTTCCTTACTATTCCTTAGTTGAAACAGTCTTCTCTTCTTTGTCTGTTTATCTTTAAATGCTTTTCTCTTCCTGTCTTTCCTATCAGTAAGAGCTTCTTGTTTAGCTATCTTATCAGCACTCTTAACCTGAGTCCTAATATTATCTCTCCAACTGGTGAGAGAATTCTGTGTATTAGCAGCAATACTATTAAGAGTAGATCCTAATGAGTTAAGACCAGATACAATCGATTGTAGTCCTCTACCTATACTCTTCTCAACCTTTGGTAATCTTGCTGCAGCAGTTATAGGTGTATACTTTGACTGAACACCAGTGACCCCTTTATAAGAGATCATCTTATACATCGATGCCTTTTTAACTTTTGCAGATACTTTTGCCATCTATTAACAAACAAACATTGGACTTGGGACTTTAGTAACCCTTCTAGATCTAGTACCAGTTTTGATAGTATTTATCGTTGGTACCGTCACCCTCTGTACAACTGTCCTAGGTGGTAATATTACATCCTGAACTGATGCATCCTTTTTCTTCTTCCATTCAAGAGCATCATGTCGTGCTTGCTGTTGAAGTACCTGCTGCTCTATCTGTGACCTTATATCCATATCTGAATATGCAGGTGTTTCTTGAGTTGGTGTAGGTGTTATCTCTTCCTTCTTATTACCTCCAAAGAGTCCCTTTACACCACCCCATAATCCCTTAGCAACATTACCTATACCACCAATTATTTTCTTACCAGTACCTATTACTCCCTTAGCTGCCATACTTGCCAACTTCAATGGAAGTTGTTGTATATTCTGCAAAGCATTATTACCCCTACCATCGAAGTCAAATATACCTCCTGTTAGAGTGTCAGCAACACCACCTAATACACCTTTCCAACCACGTTTTTCTCCTTTCTCACCAGTTTCACCAGGTTCCTGTCCATCTTTTTGTGCTTTATGCAAACCTAGACGAATTTGCTCTGCATCAAATTCTGGATATGTATTACCTTCTAGTATTGTTGATCTAGTTTTTTTGTATTTCGGCAGTGCATTCATATCCTGCCATTCTATAGACCTTAATACACCCTCAACATGAACCTCATCCGTTACTTCCCACTTCTCTTTCTTCTTAAATAAACCACCAAGGAAATATTGAGGAAGTTTCAAAGGTCCACCCTTTGCCATCTCCTCCAGTTTTACATCCTTTCCAGGATCCTTACCCCTTATAATTTTCCATGCGAATCCTATGGGATTCGTCATAAACGCAAATATATTCTTAGCAGCACTTATAATAAACTTGATTGTACCTGCCAGTACTTTAATGACACCACCTAATAACCAACCGATAGGTTTCATTATCCACCCTATAATGTCAAACATTACCTTACCAATTTGACCTATGAAATCAAATAAGGTACCAAGAAACTCTGTTACACCTGTTTCACTAGCAATACCCTGAACTAATCCCCACATCATTTCAAAATACTGCTTAATAGGTTTAAATAGTGGTTTGATTACTGGTAAGAATGTCTTACCTACCCACTCACCTAAGAAACCACCTAATGCATTACCAACTATAGGTCCAAATGGTCCTAAGAATGGTGTTAACATTGCAGCACCTATCATTCCACCTGCTGCCTGTCCAACACCTGCACCGACTGCTTCAGTCTTATCCTCACCCATTGCAATACCAGACATCATACGAGTAAGACCACCTGCTATTGCAAGTCCCTTCTGCATGCCAGGTTTCCCCATCTTTCTACCAAAGTTCTTACCAGACTGTAATCTGGTAGGATTCTTCATCCTCGCATTAAACTTATTACCAATCTTTCTTGCTTGATCGTTTCGACCCTGTAATCTTAACTTCTTCTGCTGTCTCTCGACAGACTTCTTCTGTGCTTTATATTCTTTTTCAGTGTATATCTTACCTGTCTCTGAATCCTTATAACCAAACTTACGCCATTGCTCTTGTTTCTTCCATTCCACCTCCTTCACAGAAGTATCTCGGAAGAGATTCTTTACCTTCTTACCATCACTGAATAGTTTTAATGGATTTAATAGATATCGAAGTGTAGCAAAACCTGCAATTAACTGTAGGAATCCTGTAAGTGGTGCTAATGCCTTAGCAATACCTGTCTTATTACCAGCACCAAAGAGATCAGTAATACCTCTAGCAATATTAAAGACACCAAACCCCAATATAGCGAATCCAAACTTACCTATAGCAGTAAGTAACTTGAACACCTTCGCAGCTCTCTTTGCTTTCTCTGGCTTAGCTAACCACGAAAATAATGACATCTTAATAAAGACATCAAATATAGGTGTCAAGAACCCAGATAAAACCTCAAGAAAGCTCAGAGCTGCTTTCTTTGCCTTCTTCTGTATTGGACTTTCTTCTTTTCCTTTAGTACCTTTCGTCTCTGCTTTATTTTCTTTCTTATTCCTCTGCTCAAACTTGAACATGCCCAAGAAACCTTTTCTCCATTTCTGGAACACATTCAGATCTTCTTTCTCTTCCTTTTGATCTTCATCTACCTCTTTAAAAGATTTGGTACGTAACCAATCTCTTTCAAATGTAATAAGTTTCTCTGTCTCTACCTGATTATGACTAATACTAGTTACTGTCTTACCTGTACGATTGATACCCTTCCGAATCTGATTGAAAGTTCCAGAATAAGCACCATCATCCTTGATGGGTTTAATTTTGACGTAACTCTTAATTGCCATTAGAGAGACATTTTATTTTCGTCTTGTTTTTGCCTTCTTTCTTCCTCTTGAATATGAGCGATAAGAAGGTTCACGTATACATCACGTTCCCACGGTATCATATTTTCCAACTCAGTCAGAGAGTATTTGTGATGTTGCATTAATGCGAAGTTAGTCTTGTAGTAATTCTCAAGACTGTCATGCATTAACGCTACTCGAAAAAACTTGCTAGTCCCTCAAGCACTAATTCACTCTCGACCTTTGTATTTGGGTTTGTTACCTTTAATTTATAAGATAGTTTAGGCATAGTCTCAAAGAATTGCTGAATCTTACCAAACTGGTCTGCATTCAAATCTTCCAAGAATTCTAATGCTTCCTTCTTAGTGAAAGAATCATAAACCTCTTCTTTATCATATACTTGACCAATACATCCTGCAGCTAATTCAAATACATCCTCTATATCAGGGTTATCTGATAGGTTTTGTTGAATAAAGACATCCAATGAAGGATACTTCATCTTCACACCTACATTCCCATCTAAATCAATCTCAGCATTGTGATCATCAGGGATCTCAACGTTGACTTCTGCAAGAGGGATACTGACATCCACTTGGGTTTTCTCATCATCTGGACATGTGACTTTAAATTCACTTGTCTCACCAACAGCAACAGATCTAATCTTAAGGAAGATATATTCAATCTCAAAAGTAGAGAGTGACTCAACCTTAGTCTTTAGGTTAGTGCAGTTTTTAATAATAGTCTTCACTGCTTTGACCATCTGCTTGTTGTCTTGCGACTCCATAGCGAGATAGAGTAGTTTCTCTTCCTTAACTAGGAATGGTCTATATGATATTTTAGTGCCTGTTACAGGCAGGGTCGCTTCATACTCAGGTATGGCTAACTTAGGTAATGGCATAACGATTGCATTATTATAATTCTATTTAGACACCAAATCCAGCTGCTGCATTCTGTTCGTCTGCAACGCCAGTAGTACCTAATCCTGATGAGGTGTTTATGTATCTATCTGGTGTATTAATTCCCAGTCCTTCTGTTCCTACTCCATCAAATCTATATCTCTCGTGCTTAAACTTAACGCTAAACTTAACTAAATTGGTAGGACCATTACTATATGATGCTCCACCCATGTCATAGGGCCATGCTCCAAAGAATTGCCAAACTGCCATAGATGCATTAAGTCTTGTCCTATATGTTGCATTTGCCTCTGTAAGACCTTCCCAACTAATAGGGGATCCAACTTCCCACTTTGTTATTATTAGGTTACAAATATACTCCTCATATATCCCTGATCTATTCTCCATGTCTGGTGCTGCCCAGTTCATCCAATGCTCAAAGAATTGACGATGGTATTGATACTTGTCTGTTATAAAGGTAATATCCAGATCACCATGTTGCTGAGTCCTAGCATGTGAATATGCTGCACCTTGCCATGCTGCTGCTACCTTTTGATCTTGTATCCTCTTACCAGGTATAGTAACTTGATCTGCCATGTAATTCATGGAATCAAATGCATGTCTCTGGTCTTGCATTATAAATTGAGTGTTTTCCTTCAAACATGTAGGAAGAAATAACCTAACTCCGTACAGGTTAGATCTAGAGGGTTCAAGTTTACCAGTCTGGACTTGAGCCCTCCATTTTTCAAAGCTATTCGGGTTACTAAAGGTTTCTAGTTCTTGACTCATTTTAATCTACTCCAGATTATGCTACTTGGCACTTCCATAGTTCTTCCAAGTCCTTTGGGTCTAATAACAAATTGCTCCACTGGGAGAGGTGTCATCTCTCGCAACTCTTCTTGAGGTACATTATATGCTGATGTGACACTATTCATAAAGTATTTATGATGGCAACGCATAGGATATGAAATACTACCAGCAGCCCAGGTATTTGCCATACTTTTCCTACTATTAGGTCTCAAATAGTGCATATTACCGCCAGAGAACTGCCTATTCCCATAATCTACATCTGTGATTAGTACCATAGGGAAGGTATCCCAAAATTTAAGATCTGGTGTCTGGGCTGAATAATTGAAGAATATGATATCACCCACAATAAATCCACCTTGATATGACTCCAGTCCATACTGTAGTTGCTCTCTATACCATTGTTTAGACTGTGACTTACCACCTGCTAAGTCTTTTACGTCTGTGAAGATACTCATACATTTAAGTGTTTTTCGGTCAGTATAATAAATTGCATATTCTTATGAGCACAATACTGTCTTGCTGCTCTCCACTTAGCACTATTTACATTCCAAGTCTTAACTTCTGTTATAAAAGTCCGTGCCTTCTGCGATTTACGCTTAGGGGGTTTAGTTTGTGCATCTGGTTTAATTTCGATGATCGATTTGGCGATTCTTCCATCCTTGGTCCTCGCTCTGACATAGAAATCAGGATAATAACGATGAACCCTATTATCCAAGGGAGACCTATAAGGAATAATAATCTCTTCACTACCCCACTCCAATACGTTGGTATTGCGGTCACACCACATCATAAACTTCTTTTCCCACAAACTTCTATAAATAACATTAGTGTGATCACCTTTGTACTTATGTTTATTTGATGGTCTAAAATTTCCTTTGTATGCCATGTCAACTTTAGTATTTCCAAAAGCTAAACCCCTAGGTGTCAATTCAGCAAATAGTAGAGAAACAATTACAGATGGTGCGGCTTTTCCGACTGAAGTAATCGATTATCTAAAATTTGATGTATATCACCATAAAGAAGAAACGCTGTTAGATACGATATATCTCTATTTACCCAAGTCGCTAAGTGAAAGTCATTCACAAGGGTGGGGTAAGGTAGAACTTGGAAAATTTGGAAATGCATTAATGGATATGGCAGGTGAGGTAGTTGGTGCTGATGGCGGTATTAACACTGATTCGATTGCTGATGATATTCAGGATGCAGCAGAAGCAGCACTACCACAATTAGGTTATACAGCAGCAAGTAAGGTAATTAATGCTGCTATTGCTACTGCTGGTGGTGATGCAAGTCTTAATAAGAATCAATTAAGCTCAATAGTTAATAAAACGATATTCAACCCATATGCAGAAGCAACATACGAAGGTCAGGGTAACTTCAGGGGACATTCTTGGACTTGGGAAATGGTACCAAAGAGCACTGATGATGCTTTAACCATATATGACATTATTCGTAAATTTAGAGGATATTCACTACCTGGTAAAGATGGAGATAACTGGTTAACATTACCAGAATACTTCCGTCTTACTACTGTAAGATATGTTGATAAAGGTGGCGGTAACGAATCAATCGCTAACCCTGAGCAGGGAGATTCAAAAGGTATCTTAAGTCAAGTAATGCAATTCCCAACCAAAATGGTTTGCACTGGTGTTTCTGTCAATATGCCAGATTTCACCTCTTTGAGATCTGCAATGAGCAACCAAAGATTCTTTGATTTTGGTGCTTTAAAGTATTCATTAAAATTAGACTTCAAAGAGACTGAATTCCTTACAAAGGAAACATACGGTTTCGATGCCAAAGAAGCATATACACAAAGGGAGAATGAATTTCTTTCAACTCTTTCTACAGATGAATTGAATCAAAGAGATCTTCTAAATTATGGTAATTCATTCAATTCAAATTCGACTGCATAATGGCATATTTTACTTACTTACCTGACGTAATGGTCAGGACATCTAGTTATCGTCAGAATAATGTAGATCCTTATAAACTTGCTAAAAACCTCTTTAGAAGGATTAAAATACGTGAAAAACTGGAAGATGTCATATTGGGATTTGACCAATATACCATTAGCATCAATGAAAGACCTGATCAAGTTGCTTATAAGAAATATGGCAATATGCAATTTGATTGGATTGTTTTGCTATGCAATAACATAACTAACGTATATGATGAATGGCCCATGGCAGAAGATGAGTTAGAAAGGTATATTGACAACACATATGAAGAGGATGCTGATTCAATTCATCATTGGGTAACTCAAAGAATCACAGATACAAGAGGACGTATTCTTGTTAAAGAAGATCGTGTTGTGGGTGAAGATTACACATATACCAGACCTGACGGTACACTGATACCAAAGGAAGAGACAGTTAGACCCATTTCTGTCTATGACCACGAAACTATGAAAAATGACTATAAACGCAATATTTACCTTTTGAAGAAAGAATTCATAAATGGGTTTATTGAAGAATTTAGCACTTTATGCGGATATCTTCCAAATAGCGAAACTGACGATACAACAGGAGCTAAGAAATCACTCAATACTACCCAAGAGCAGTTTCAGACCGTTAAACCGACTTATAGCACAAATATCGGTGAAACGAGTTCTATCGAATTTGCTTCAGAGGCAGATTACTCATCTAGAGAGTTTGACACCTCTGCTGCTAGTATTGAAGCAGGAGATGTATTATCAGATGGCAGTACAGTAGTAACATCAAATACTACAGCAGGTGTGAGTGATGATGGATCTACAACTAATCAATACGGAAGTTCTTAAAAAACCTACAGAGCAAAAAAATACCCCCGATTTTTTCGGGGGTTTTGCTTGTTCAAAAAGTCGAATAATATACGAGTTAGCGTCTACAACGCTCCCACTCAATCACATCACGTCGCTCATAATATCCTGGTACCCATGTGTTGCCATGACCTAGGTAATGACCTGGTACCCAGTATTTCTTTGTGATTGTAACTTCACATCTCCTACGGTATGGTCCGTAATGAGGATGGCGGTGTCCATGACGATGATCGTACTTCCAGTCATGCCAGTGTCCACCTCCATGATCATGTCCATGATGATAAGATTCTACAAACGGCTCCCAGAATTCCTTCCAAGTTAATGCTTCTGCACGGACTGGTGTAGCAACACCAATCAGTAGAAGTGGGAGCAGTAGTAGTTTCTTCATTAGTCTTCGTTAGCAAGGGCAGCGAAGTAGGATAAATCAGGTGAATCACCTGCCTCTTCAACTTCCTTTATCTTAGCACCAAAACCTGACTTTGTGGGTGCAGGAGGGTCCGCTTTGACAACTGGACTAGTAAGAGGAGCTAGTTCTTCGTCCTCTTCATTAGTTTGTACTACAGGTCTTGTTGACTTGTTAAGCACAATATTCAAACGTGATGATAAATCCTCATAGGACTTGAAATTCTTAAGGTCAGTAAACTCTTTAAGAGAGTACTGTGACTTCCACACTTTCTCAAGTGCATCATCTTCCAATCCACCTAACACTGAGGGTGAGTCAAACTCACTCTTATCATAGTTCCAGTATCCACCAATGGTCTGAATCTTGATCTTGAAGTTAGCACCCTTCCATAGGTCGAAAGGATTGATTGGAGTTTCATCTTCAAACTGCGGTTGCATCGCTGATGCAATCTTGTCATGAATTTTCTTACCATACTTATATAAGAATACTTTACCTTCATTTTCTGGATGAAGTTGATCCTTTACAACATAGATGTTACTGTAATAAGAAAGCTTACGCTTTTGCTTACGTGCAGTATCTTTATCTGCGTCTAGTCCACTATTCCATAGTGTCCTATTTAATTCACCTACAGGATCCTTTTGGTTAAGTGTGGTAAGAGAATTCTCTATGTACCAACCACCTGGTCCTTGAAATGCATGACTCCATACCTGTGCCCAAGGGAGATCTTCTCCATCTGGCTCTGGTAGGAAACGGATAACAGCATAACCGTTACCACTTTTATCTACCTCTGGTTTCCAGAGTCTTTCGTCTGGACCCCTTCCTTGAGGCTTGGAAAGGTTTTCTATCTGTTGTGTAAGCTTGGCAAATTTACCTGACTTACTCTTTAGACTTGCAAATGACATTCGTATTTGTCTCCGAATTTGTATTGTGATATTGCTACTGGATTATAGTAGCATAGTTATTTAGGCTTGTCAACACCCTCATCTTTAAGATCTTTTCTCCACTGACGTAGTTTTGTTTCCATCTGATCTAGTACCATATTGAGGTTAAGACCACCACTATACTCGGTGGACATCATCTCAATTCTATTCTTTATTTCTTTTGCTGAGTCATCATCCTGTAACTCATTAGCTGCTAATTGTAACCGTGCATAGAATACTTTTTGCTTCGCTACTAACTCTAATGTCTTCTCGATGTGCTCAAGTCTCTCATGTGGATTGAATTCCTTTAAACCAGAAGACATCTTCAAGAGTTCAGTATAACACTCTTGTATTGACTCTAGTTCCTCTTGCACTACTTCTGATTGAAAGAAATTGTCATTCATAGGTTTAAAATGCCTTTACTTGTCCTTTTAATGTAGTTTAATTGTTGTGCGTCCCATTTGATCTTGTCTTTTAATGGTTTAGAGATCAGTTTACCTACTGTCTCCACCTCAATCTCAAACTCTTCACATACTGAGGCTACACCCTCGATATAATTTATAAGACCATTACTGTCCTTTACCCTGTCCTCAACGAGCGAGGTGAATTTACCTTGTGTCATAAATTTCTCTTCAATTTCTTTCATTGTATAACCTGAATGTTAAGGTGGGATACACCACTTGAGTTGATGATCCCTGTCGGGAACCAATTTGCTGCTACTGTTATTCTATCACAAGTACCATTGTTAGGGGTAGCTCTGTGTCTAATAGTAGGTGGAAAAACCATATACCTACCAGGTACAGTTGGTTCTTCATGAGTTAGATTAAATTTATCATCCCAGTCCTTAGAATTAAAGGGCCAGATGTTACTCTTATCATAATATGGGTTAGGATAATACCACTTAGTAGTACCACTATTACCCGATACAAAGTAATTACTACTCATGAAACAGTTGGAATGAGTATGGTCGTAAAACCAATCACCTTTTTTATTTAGATTTGCCCATGCAGCATTACATACCAATTTATTCGGTATACCCATCTCATCACACACTTCGGCCATGCAGTCTTGCATCCAGTCGAAAAGATAGGCGAGGTCTGGGTTCTTATAGAGGTCACTACCTCCTTGACCATCAAGACTAACACCTTCCCAAATTAGATTGGTGTCATTCTCTCTCCAAGGTAGGAGTGTAAGTATCTTAGCAATCTCCTCAATCTTGTCTGGATTAATATCAAACTTAAAGAAAGGGATACCTAATACTTCCTGCTTCATGCTACAGTTTTCTCATTGTGATAGTCTCTTATCCAATCAATAAGAGTGTCTATGTATGGTATTTTATCATACTTTTCTACCACTTGCATGCTTCCGTCTTCTGCTACTGATATTGTAACAAGTTTGTCAACCTCTACACCAGTCTGCTCGTAATACATGTAAGCATACGCTGCTTCTTGGACAAAGAACTTATCAAGGTGCTCTTCCTTTTTAAGATTCTTTGTGGTCTTGAAATCTATTATAGCAAGCTCCCTATCAAACTCAGCAATAGCATCAACACGACCAGCCAGAAATAAATTACGAGAAAAAAGAGGGGCTTCAATAGCATGAATATTATTAATCCTATCAAGAGTCTCACGAGCAGACCTAAAAAGGTATGTGGGAAGACCCTCGCTCTTCTTATCTTCTTCCAATTCATTTTTAAGATACTTCTCCACTAAGTTATGGTACTGTGTGCCTCGCCATGCAGATGATCGTCTGATCTTTTCTGCTTCAGCAAATCCAATACGCTTCTGCCATGCTAGTATACCATGCTTCGATTGGTTTCCACACACTGTGGTGACACTAGGACACCATCTGTCATCTATCTTATAGAATCTTCCAGAGTCAAGAGTCCTACTCTCAACCTCCTCAAGAGGTTTAGCAGGACCAACATAATTAAACATTAATCAAATCCCATTTCATGTTTGCAGATGAGGTAGTCTCGTATGAAACCAGACCTCACGATATCATTGATACCGAACTCAGTGCAAGTGAATGACTCCATTGCCTGAGTGATCTTCATAAAGTCTAGCACACCAGTCCTCTCATGTGACTTAACGAGGTCAGACTGTGTGTAATCTCCAGAAAATATGATTCTACTATCCTGACCAACACGAGTGACAATACTGTCTAACTCATGGAAGTTTAGGTTAGAGAACTCATCTACTATTATAATGGCTCTGTCAAGTGTTATGCCACGCAAGAAAGAAGTAGACCAAAAATCTATTGATCCTTGGTTTCTTAGGTTTTCATATAATACTTTGAATGCTCCCTCATCAGGCATGTTAAACATATATCGTACCATATGTTTGTAAGGGATCTGATAGAGACAAGACTTGTCTTCCTCATCACCTGGTAGGAATCCGATCTCTCTTGTAGGGACAAGAGACCTGACAATATATACTCTATCATAAGGAGAAGATGGTTCCAATACTGCCTGTAATGCTAGGTAGAGACTGATAAATGTCTTACCTGTACCTGCTGACCCATGTAGTACTAGATTCTGGCCACTCTTGAACGCAGCGAAGACATCTTCTTGACTGGGTGTCAAAGGTTCGATGACCCTGAGATGCTCAAGGTTGATGGGTGGTTTTCTCTTCATTGCTCTTGACACAGTACCGTTTCCGTTACCGTTACCATTCTTCCTTTTCTTTACTGCCATAGTTAAGTAAACCTCGAAAGGTTAGCACGTGGGTGTTTCTCTTGGACTTTACTCATTACTTCTTTAAATCCATCCGATTGCTTCGGATCTCCGTATGTTATTCCACCAGTCCCTTCAGACCAGTCTTTATCCCATTCGGGATTGTCCTTCCTCCACTGATCGTAAGAGGACATAGACATAGAGAGTTCTTTTTTCTCTCCTGTATCTTTATTTATGACAGGGTATGTTGGCATTAGTCTATTCGTAAACAAGGTTGTAAGTCATCCCACCCATCGTAGCGACAGTCACAGTCGTCTTCTACTTGGGGACACCAGTCCAATGCCTTAGCAATGGTTGGGAAGTTGCAGATGAAGTGGTCACGACATAGGTTTGCTATGTCCATGTGTTCCTTCTGTGTACCGTTAGCAGTACGTAACTGTATGTAGTGCATCCATGACCTAGCACTGCCAGTCATGTAGATCCTAGTTGGTGTTGCTAGGGGGAGAACAAACCTCGCACACTCCTTCGCAATGCCCTTAGATAGAAGGTCATTGTATAAGTCCATCCCTTCTTTGAAATATTGCGAAATTCGGCCTTGTAAGTACGCCTTCTCGGTTTCTGCGATGTCATCTATACTATTCTGTCTATTCTTATCATCCTGTCTTCTAAGGTCAGGTACCTCTGGTTGATCAAGTAGATTAGTGTCAGCATATCTCTGACTAAACTCTTGGAATGTAAATGATCTATGCCTTAGTATCTGTGCTGCAATACCACGTGTCGTATTAATCTCCAACGTCATGTGTGCTTGCTCAAAGATAGACCAGTGTCCATGCTTGATACAATACGCTAGTAGTTTATCTACCTTTGGATTGTCTTGATTATTTGGATTGGATACTCTTGCAACATATCCAATAGTTTTTTCTGCGTCAGGTGTGACGCTCACTAAACATACTTTAGTCATTCCAATGCCTGATTACTCCGCTAATAATAAAACAATTAGTAATGAGATAAGTGAGAAAGATGCCAGATCGTACAAGCAATACAAGATTATCATACCGCTTCGTCGATTCATCAGAGAACGAACCCAACGCATACTTCCATACCCTCCACCATCTAGTCATACTTCCTCAATAATATTCTTGAGACTATATAGAGTCCCATTGCTGACCAGTAACCTAGGGTTGCTAGTCCAAATATACCTGGAATACATGCATTCCATACTAACATAAGAACCAAAGGTGATAGAGTTAGGTTAGCGATTGCTTGCACAGCTTGCTTACCAAGCTCCTGATTCTTCTCTTCTTCTGTCATTTCCTCGACAGGTTTGTTTGCCTTCCGAGGGTCAAAATATACTGTCATTCTATAATGTCCTCCAACTTAAATATTGATACAAATTCTAGATCATTATCCTTCCATGTCTTATGATCTTCCATCCTATCAACGATAGCAACGACACGGTTAACAATATAACCTGCCTTGCGTAGCACTCTGACTGCCTGCATTGCACTACTACCTGTGGTAGTGACATCTTCTAGGACTGTTACAACTGATCCTTCGGGTGGTTTATTACCCTCAATGTATTCTTTTGTACCATATCCCTTGGCATTCTTTCTAACAATTAAAGCATCGATGTGCTTGTTACCTGTGTAGTATGCCTTCTGTGCTACACCACAGACTAATGGGTCTGCTCCTAGTGTCAGTCCACCCACTGCTACTGCATCAGGATCAATCAAGTCGATCATTAGATGTGATAGAAGTGCGTTACCTTCACACGATAGAGTCACAGGCTTACAGTTGACGTAATGGTGTGACTTCTGTCCAGATGATAGAAAATATTCCCCATATCTATATGCTCTCTCCTTCAGTAGATGAAGTAGAGTTGATCTATGCTTATCTTCTGTCATTTCTTTTTCTTTTTTGGTTTAGGAAGTGTAGTCAAAGGATTATTATACATGCCTGGTTGTCTGGTGCCCTTGGTATAGGACATCTTCTGCATGCAGTCACCAAACATATCATAGTAGGTGTCAAAGATTCCAACAGATTCACCCATTACTATGTCAAACCATGTATCATCCTTCACCTTTAATTCTAGCAGATATGCATTAGTTGGCAACGTCTTATCGTTAGCTGCATCAGGTGTGCATCCAGTCTTAATGATGGAGCAACCCTGTCCTGCTTCATTAATCTGAAGGATCTGCTCTTCAGTTAACTTCATCTACCTCTGCCACCCCATTCTATAGAAGGGAATGCTTCTTGCACTGTTGCTTTAGTGATTCTATATCTCTTATGCAACGACTTGTTAATTGCTTTTACTACTACCTCTGCTTCACTCTCATGAAGTCCTTCTAGTAGTTGTATAAACATACTCTCTATCTTCATAGGTTTCAGTGCATCATCACCACCCTTAAAGAATCGATAGAGTTTCTTAGACTCCTTCTCTAATAGTGTATGCTCTGTGCCTTTTGGTGCCTCATTCTTGCGGTAAGGTACGTCCTCACCTAATGGGACACGTGCTTCTAAACTCTCGTCGAAGTTCATAATGAAGACAGATCGTAGTCCAGGAGTATTGTTATCCTGTAGGATCTTTATCTTCTGTGCTTTCGTCTTGGCATTGTGAGCCTTCTGAAGCACCTCAGAAATCATAAGTCTCATAGTTACTCAGTCTCGTCATCATACATTGTATCATCTTCGTCATGAATACGCAAGTATAGTAACTCACTAGGGTCAACAGGTCCATCATCGGTCTGCATCTCAGGATGCATAACGATTGCGGCATACTCTGCGTCCTCTCTCCATGTATCAAAGACATCCTTTAGGTTCCATGATAGCACAAAACCTAATAAAAAACTACCTATTGTTAGGAAGAAAGCAATGTACATGAATGACATGTCGGACATAAGATTTCTCCCTTACTAATTTTTTTTATTTAGCAGATTTCTTAGGTCTGCCTGGTCTACGGTGTTCATAATATTCTTTAGCATCATTTATAACCGTCTCGAAATATTTCCTGATCTTCCTTGCCTGTGGTTTAGGTACGTTACCATATGCCTCAGACATATACTTATCACGAGCAATGTATTGAGATAACTCATCCACTACTTGTGTCAACTCAACCATAGAGGATGAGTCTATTAATTCTTTTGTTTGTTTGCGTGTCCACTTGTTGCCAGTTAGATACGACTTCATATTAAAGAGGAACCTACCATTGAGCATCGCTTCATCGATTGCTCGATCAATAATAGTATAAAGCTCTTCGGAGTTGGGGTCCATGTATGTCATAGATAAGTGTTTTCTCGGAGGTATTTAACAGTTTCCGTGCATCCACCCATTTTATATCCAGCAATGATAACTTGAGGAAAGGTAGCACGTTGTCCAAATTCTGTTTTGAACTGCTCTCTAGTAAAGTTAACATCTAATTTGTATTCTGCAAAGGACCAACCCTTACTTTTGTAAAGTTCCTTAATCTTTGTGCAAAATCCACATCCTTCTCGTGTATAAATTGCGGTGTTACCTGGTTGTTTGGCCATATTATTATAAGTGGGAAAGAAAAAAGGGTCACTCTGTGACCCTTGTTATTTAGTATGAAGTTTAACTTAGAAAGTAAACTTAACTCCTGCTTTAGCACCCCAGTCGATGTCATCTTCGTTAGTTGTACCAGAGATTTCTCCGTAGAACTTATCGTAAGATCCACCAAGGTAACCTACTAATTCAACGTCACCGAAGTCATCACTTGACTCACTGTGAGTTACTGTAGGACCACCAGAAACATACCAACCAAGACCACTAGGTGTTTCGCCTTCGTATCCGATTACTGTTTCAATTGTACCAGATGTGTATGCTCCGTCTGGATATGAACCTGAAGCTTCTACATTCACATATGGACCAGCAAAAGCGGCTCCAGAGAGTAGTAGAGGTGATGCAGCAAGAGCTGCGATTGTTGATTTAATCATTTTTGATTTTAGTTTCTCGCATGGGCATAGAAAAACCCTGCGGATGATAGACTTCCCCGACATGGGAGTCTTTAAATTCCAACACAGGGTTACGATAATTTCGAGTCCTTTGTTAAGAAGTATTTATAATAGTATACATTAGGGTTATCCGTCAACCCCCCTTGTGACAGTTGTGTCACTGATACATGTAGGATGAATCACCTACATCTACATAACCTTTTGGTAACACATTAAATGCTAGTGAGTATCTCTCATACTGAGAGTAATTCTTTAACACTCGATGTCTTACATTGCTAGGGAACAATAATATAGTACCCTTTTCAGGTACTATAACCTCATCCGTAGCATTATAATCATTGTCCTGTGAAGGACTCACGTAGACCCCTTGTGGAGGGTTTACAAACTGGATTGGAGAAGTATCTTTATCATACTCATCAAAATATACTACAGCAGAAAACCAAGAGTTGCAATGTGCATGCTCATCTGCTGACCCACCACTAAGTGTAGCAGTAAACCAAGAGGTAGTGATCTG